GGTAGCCGCACCTTGCAAAGCCGTTTTTGCTAAGTTGGAAATTTTTGCAAGCCCTGATTTAAAACCGTTACTGTCAATGAGGGTATCGTATTTTAGAGTACCGTCCGGCTGTGCCATGCTTGTTTCACTTCCTTAAAAATGGCAATAAGAAGACCCCGGCTGAGAACCGGGGCCTTGACAAAAATGAAAGGCACACCGCTTGGGTGCGCCTTGTTTTTAGAAGATTTACTTTTTTCTTGAAAAGGAAACGGCTGTTGCCAAAGTGACATATCTTATATCGTAATCTCCAACGGAAATGTTGGATTCGCCAGCAGAGATTTGTTCAAGAATGTAAGAAATATCGCTAACAGAAAATCCTAAATCAGGTGAAAGGTATGTACGCGTAATCGTTGCTGCATAGACGTCTGGACTAATATCATCTTGGAATTGGTAAGAAATATACTCAAGCTGGTTATCGTCAAGCATATAACGCCAAAAAATATCTGTACCATAACTATCTGACAGAGAAATATTGATTCCACCATCAAACAACTCGACTGCTTGAATTTCAATGGATAGCTCTGGAGAATGACCAGAGATTTCATTCCCACTTGAAATCAATTCGACATTGGAAAGGACTTTTTGGTTGATATCGGAATAATCAGAAAGCTCAACAGCGATAGGCTGTTCGGCAGACGTTGAAGCACTTATAGAAGATGGAGAAGTCTCACAGCCTGCCAACAAAAACGCGGATACCATTAAAGCAAGGAATACTGATAGAATCTTTTTCACATAATCGCCTCCTGGACACAGGATACCATATTCAGGAAAAGTTTTCCAGATTTCCCGGCAAATTGCGTCCATCAATGAGAGCCTGAGTAATTTTATCAAGAACTTCCCGTTCTTCGCGCGGGCATGGGAGCGCGTAAAGACGCTGCATGCGCTGATAAAAGATTTTTTGCTCACCTTTCATCTTCTTTGTATCAGCGCCACGCCATTCCATGATCTTGCAGATGGTGTTATCAGGTTTCAAAGCATCAAAAAGCGCCTTGAATTTCCACCAATGCAAATGCGGCACGGCTTCGAGGTCGATACCGTAATCAGATAGGAAAGCCGCAAAGATATAGGCATCGTCATAATCATAATCGTAAATGCGTTTTGCGGCTTTTGTAGCGCTGTCCGACTGGCTTTCGTCGCCTTTTCCACAAGCGTAAAACCAGCGTATGGAATCGAGAGCTTCAAGTGGAGAAGGAGGGAGCTTGGGGAAAAACAGATTGATTGCCAGAATGACTTTTTCCCGGGCCGCAAGGCTGCGGTCAAGCATGAGCGATTCAAACTGTAATGCAATGCGAAAATCAGTACGGATATCCCATGCCTGACCGTTCAGCACGACGCTGTGCGGCGCGGGGTCAATGAGCAGACTCACTCGCGGAGAGAGCGCTCGGGTGAATATTTTGCGCGGAGCACCTCGGCCTTGGCTTCAAATTCAGCCCGCTGTCGGGAAGCTTCATTCACCAAGGATTCGTAGGCTTCCAGCGCAACGCCGACGTCATCGTCGCCGAGAACCTGTTTCCCCACACCAGGTCCGAAAGCAGTGTCGAAGCACCGCCTGACAATTCGGCAGATCTCACGCAGGCCAGCGGCTTCGTTGGTGAAGCTCATAGCTTTGTCTGCCGCCTGCCCTGCAGAGGCGATCGCTTTACTGATGCGCTCATTGTCCGTGGCCCGGAGCATATTCATTTCAAGCTCAATGCCGTGGATCGTGATTTTGCTCATGGATATACTCCTTCCTTATGCCCCGGGAATTTCGCTCGCGGGTGTGAATGTCTTGGTGGAAATGTTGAACTCGCCGACAACGGCGTCACCAATCGCATTCATATTGCCGTCGATACTCATGATCTCGCCGCCTGCGCCCGTAATGCCGGAAATCTCAAATCCTACGCGGAATTTGCGGGCGTAGTAGGTATTCTGCTTTTCCGGGATGGGCTGGTACAGCCGAACACGGAAATAGTCTGCTTCGACACCCAATTTCTGTTCCTCGCCAATATCACGGATGAACTCGACGACCTTGTTGTCCTTGTACAGGTCCGCAGTGATTGGGAACTGCGTTTGGTAGCCGGTAGTCAGCGTGGTAGCGGATTTGTCAGCAGTGTAATGCTTTTGAGTGGTCTGCGCGTTGGGATTCTCGTCGATGGTCTCGAACACGCTCATAACACGGATGTCTGGTTTTTCACTGTTGCCAATATCCAGATAATCAGCAACAAGGTTACGGGTCACAGCAGTGCCCTTGGATTCAGCCATAATTCTTTACCGCCTGAAAGTATTGTAATCTGCACTGGATTTGGTATTTCCCCTCGGTCGGACCGGCGGCGAACAGATAACCAGTGCTTTGTGCTTCGATGATTTGCGGTATCATGCCGGCGGGGAGGGATGGTAGTGCGCCGGTGCGGGTCTGCTCATCCAGCCATTCGGCCAGAGCTTCAAAGAGGCCGCAGTTAGCAATGTTTTGGAGTACATCGGATGTGTAGTCGGTCAACAGCCTGACAACAAATAAATATTGCCGGATGCTGTCGCCGTTCGTGTACCGCTTTACGATGCGTGTTGCGGGAGTAGTATCAATGGAATATTCCACGTCGGCGCCGCGGCACTCCGCGGGCAAGTAATCAACATTGATTTTACCCGCAGCCATAACAGGGCACTGCATAAAATAATCCCACAAAGCCCGGATGACAGCTTTTTCTTCGGTCACTTTTTACCTCCTGCTATTTTTGCGGCACCGCGCAGAATTGCAGCTTTGTGGTCGGCTTTCATACGCTCGAACCACTTTCCGCCACGGCGAGGGTCGTAACTGCGTGACTGAGCAGTTGCATCTTGCGCCCCGGCATAAGGCGCAACATAGTTCACCTCGCCCGAACCAACGACGGTGCCGAGTTCGCCGGAACGGATAAGCATGCCGGTATCAATGGGCATGTACGGAGCATCCAGGCGCAGAACCTCGCTGTCAACAAACTTCTGCGCACTGGAAAACTTCTCCGTAAACTCCGCGCCAAAGCCTTTATTCCACTCCAGAATAGCCGTTACTTTTCCGCTTTTTGAGGCTTGGGTGTAGAGGCTTCCCTGGGGAGTATCAATTTTGAGTTTGGGGTTTGCCATTTACTTGCCCTCTATCCGCCAGTGCTGCATGTGGTCCGGTCCGCGCCGGTTGTCCGCCACAGACGTTACGAGAAAGGACGCTGCAGCAGCCCTGCGCGCCTTTTGCGGGTCGTCGAAGTCAACCAGCCCGCGGATGATAATATCGCCACTGGCAACAGCTGCAGCCGCCCTCGTGAAGATACGAACGGTATAAGCGTCCGCAGTATTGAGGCCGTTGTCGCCGACCGTGGCCGCCTGGCGGCCGTGCCAGCTTACCCCCTCGTACTGAGCATGCGTCCAGACATCAATGCGCTTGGTGGGGTCATATTCTTTGTGATACAGCGTGATATCTGCATTGCGGACCATTCAGCACATCCCCCTATACAAAAGACCGTAGCGGTCGGGTCCCAGCGTGTCAGAAAGTATGCTGTACAGCGTGTGCCCGGCAGTGCGTGCCAGCTCGGTGGGATTCATATAGCTTTCGGTATAGCCGTCCACATTCACACTGGAAAGCCCGGGGGCGGCTACCTTTGCAGCGGCCAAACGCTGCATCGCG